CGCATGGGATGGGGTTACTGGCGTGTCGTGACCGATTACACGGCTCCTGATTCGTTCGATCAGGAAATCTACATTGAGCCCATTGACAATCCGTTTTCGGTCTATTTCGATCCCAACAGCCAGGCGCTTGACGGATCAGATCAGGAGCGTTGCTTGATCACGACAGTGATGAGCAAGGAGAAGTTTCGGGAAATGTTCCCCGACGCTGACGATGGCGGCAACTTCACGGCTCGAGCTGGTGGCGACAGCAACCCAGAGTGGATGACTCGGGAAGATATTCGGATCGCTGAGTATTTTTATATTGAGCGCACGCCTGCCAAGCTCTACTTGTTGAACGACAAATCCCGTCTGTTCAAGGATCAGCTCCCAAGCAAGGAGTTCATGGAAACGCATGGGCTCAAGATCGTGGGCGAGCGTGACAGCTACAAAAAGGTCGTGAAGTGGGTCAAGATGACCGCTATGGAGATCTTGGAGGAGCGGGACTGGCCAGGCAAGTTCATTCCCGTTGTGCCGGTCTATGGCGCTCAGATCGTAATCGACAGCAAGCGCATCAAGTATGGGTTGGTGCGCTTCGCTAAAGACCCGCAGAAGATGTACAACTTCTGGCGCACGTCAATGACCGAAAGCATCGCGCTGGCTCCCAAAGCCAAGTGGTTGCTGGCTGAAGGCCAGGACGAAGGTCATGAGAATGAGTGGGCGGCGGCTAACATCAAGGCCACGCCTGTTCTGCGTTACAAGCAGACCGACATTGAAGGACGGCCAGCGCCTGTCCCAACTCGGTTGCAGCCGGAGCCCCCTCCTGCGGGCGTTATGTCGGCGGCAGACGCGATCAGCAACGACCTAGAGCAGGTTATTGGCGTCTTTGATCCAAGCCAGCTTCCGACCGGCAATATGAGCGGGAAAGCGCTCAATGGTCAGCAGCAGCAAGTGGATATGACCAATTTCCACTACTACGACAACTTGACCAAATCCATTGCGCAGACTGGCCGAATCATTCTTGATCTAATTCCCAAGATCTACGACAGCGAGCGCGTGATGCGCATCATTGGCGTCGATGGAAAACCGGACTTGATCACGATCAATGAGGCGTCTCAGGTTGGGAGAGTGCTCAACGACGTCACGGTTGGCGAATACGACGTCAGCATGGACACTGGCCCAGGCTATGCGAGCCGACGTATTCAGGCGGTTGACACAATGATGCCGTTGATTGGCTCGAGCCCAGAGCTGTTCCAAGCTGCTGGCGATCTTGTGTTTCGACAGATGGACTTTCCCGGTGCTGAAATCATTGCCGACCGGCTGGCAGCGGTCAACCCCATGGCGCAGATTGATGAGAAGTCAGAGATCCCGCCGCAGGTCCAAATGCAGCTTGCGCAATCCAAGCAACAAATGCAGATGATGCAGCAGCAAATGCAAGCGATGCAGCTCGAGATCAATAACCGTGGCCAAGTGGCGCAGATCAAAGAAGATGGCGCAACCAAGCGCAAGCTGATGGAAGTCACTGCCAAGGCGCACAACACCGAGACAATGGCCGAGGTCAAGGTTAACGATCAAAATACTCGGGCGATCACCAGCCAGAATAAGACCGAGATTGACGCATTGGTTAATCTTCTGGTTCACAATATGCCGATTGACGTGTTGGCGCGTGAAATTGAGCGTCGAAACCAAGAGCAAATGGCTGTGGCTCAGTATGCAGTGCAGGACATTGATCAAGGTCAAAGCCCGTTTATGCAATAGTCTTTGACATGGATTGCCAATTGGGTTATATAAGCGAGGTCGTACCGGCGCGTCTCACCGGGTATATCCGTGGTAATCCATGTCAGCAGAGCCAAGAGAGACAACGCAAGTTGTCACAAGTGAGAATCAAGCCGAATTTTTTGCTCAAAAACTGAACTTAGCTCCCGAAAGCGAAACTGAGGCTGTCGAGCAGGCAGAGCCAGAAGAGCAAGAGGTTGAGAATGAGTCAGAGGCAGAAGAAGAAGCACCAGCCACAGAAAACGAACGTAAACCGACTAAGCTACAAGCGCGGTTTTCGGAGTTAACCAAGCAACGCGAGCAAGCTAGGGCAGACGCTCAGCGCGAACGTGAAGCTCGGGAGGCTTTGGAAGCACGGTTGCAGGCTTTAGAGCGGGGTCAGACGCCACAAAAGGTGCAGGATCCAGATCAAAAGCCGACGCCGGATCAATTCACTGATGCTTTTGAATATGCAGAAGCATTGGCTGAATATAGCGCTGAAAAGGCTCTAAAAGAGCGCGACAAACAGGACCAAGAAAGGCGAGCGCAAGAGCAGCAGGCGAAGGTTGTACAAACCTGGACCAAGCGGCTTGAGGCAGCAAAGGCAGAGATCGACGATTTTGATGACATGGTGTCGACCGCCGATGTCGTAGTCCCCAACCATATTCGGGATGCGATATTGGAATCGGAAGTTGGACCTCAAATCCTTTATCACCTGGCATCGAATCAGGATCAAGCCAAGACTTTCAACGAAATGAGTGTGGCGCAGGCTTTGAGAGCTATTGGCAAACTTGAAGCCAAGTTTGAGAAAGCGGAAACCGGCAAGCCAGAGCGTTCTGTGGTAAAAAGTAAAGCACCAGCTCCGATCAACCCTATCAAGTCAAGCAACGCAAGCGCTGATAACCTGGTGAATTCCAAAGGGGAATTCCATGGTACTTATGCAGCGTGGAAAGCGGCTAGACAAGCAGGCAAGATTAGATAACCAATTCTGCGTCATTGACGCAAAGGAACAAAAATGTCAAATACCTTATTGACGATCAGCAAGATCACCAACGAAGCGTTGATGGTCTTGGAAAACGAACTGACCTTCACCTCCGAAGTTAACCGTGAATATGACGATCAATTCGCCGTTGCTGGCGCAAAGATCGGCGCAACCGTCAACGTCCGGAAACCCGCACGTTTCATCGGCACGACTGGCCCAGCGCTGTCGGTTGAGGACTTTAACGAGACCTCAATTCCTGTCACGCTGAATACCCAATTCCACGTTGATACGCAATTCTCGACCGCAGATCTGGCTCTTTCGCTGGATATGTTCTCGGATCGCGTGATCAAGCCTGGCGTTGCTGCTATTGCTAACAAGATCGACCGTGACGGTCTGGTGCTTGCCAAAAACAACATTGCAAACATTGTTGGTACGGCTGGCGTTCCTCCAACCTCGCTGTTGACCTACTTGACCGGCCAGGCTTATCTGGATTCGGAAGGCGCACCACGCGACGGCCGCCGTGCTTGTATCGTTGAGCCATTCACCTCGGCGACCATCGTTGATTCGCTCAAAGGGCTGTTTATGCCTTCGGCTAAGATCAGCGAGCAGTACGAAAAGGGCATGATGGGGACCGACTCGGCTGGTATGCGTTGGAAGATGGATCAGAACGTGGTTAGCCAGACTTTTGGCTCCTACGCTGGTGCAACTCTTTCGACCAACACTGCCACGTTTAGCGGCTCGCTGACCTCGGGTTGGGCATCGTCCTCGACGATCACGATCTCCGCAGCGTCGGCAGCGGCTCCGATCCAGCAGGGCGACGTGATCACCATTGCCAATGTGTACGCCGTTAACCCGCAGAACCGTCAGCCATACGGCACGAACCGCCTGCGTAACTTTGTTGTGACCTCGGCTGTTACCATCAGCTCTGGTGGCTCGGCTCAAGTAACGGTTAGCCCCGCGATCATTACCGCTGGCCAATTCCAGAACTGCTTCGTTTCAGCTACCAGCTCAAGCGCTGTTGTGACTCCGTTTAACAACACTGGCGTTGTTAGCCCACAAAACATCATCCTGCACCGCAATGCAGAGACGCTGGCTTGTGCTGACCTCGAGCTGCCGCAGGGCGTCGTGTTTGCTGGTCGCGCTTCGGATAAAGAACTGGGTCTTTCGATTCGTGTTGTGCGTCAGTACACGATCAACAACGACTCGGTTCCTTGCCGTCTTGACGTGCTGTACGGTTGGGCGATGCTTTACCCCGAATTGGCCTGCCGCGTCGCAGCCTAATCATTAACGATTTAAGGAAATAATCATGGCGAATCCGGGACCCGCAAGTACCGTTGCCAATCATCCGCAGGTTCTTGGCTCAAACCAAGCTCTGCGTTTGTTGGGCTCCTTTCAATCCGTCAGCTTGGCAGTCACGGGTGATACCGTCCTGCCGATCCTGAACACCAGCCGTTACAGCGTCTCCAACGTAATCGTGACCAATGCCTCGACCGATCTGTCGGCGACTACGGTCCCTTTTGCGGGCGTGTTTCCAGCGCCTGGCGCAAGCGGAACCGCAATCGTGTCGAATGCAACGCTGAATGCTTTGACGAGCTCTTCGGTTGTGTCGCAGCGAACGATCAACTCTACCGCTGCTCAGACGGGTCAGAACCTTTACTTTAACGTGGGGACGGCAGCCAGCTACCCAGCCACTGTTGACGTATTTGTTTACGGCTACGATCTGTCATTCCAGCCCTAATCAGGGCGAATGAGAAGGAAAGCCGATCTCACAAGGGTCGGCTTTTTTCTTTAATTTTGGAATAGAAAATGGCGCAAACCAATCAGGTAAACACTGTCACGTCGCAGAACGTGGTCCCCGTCGGCGCGACTTACGACGCTGACGGAAATTTCATCACACTGGTTGGTGCTGGCGCTCAACCAATTAGCTCGGGCGGCGCACCGTCAACCGACAGTTACGTGGTTCTTAGCTCCTCGAGCAGCCTGCCAAATGAGCGGGTGCTGACTGCTGGAACGAATATCACCATTACGGATGGTGGCGCAGGCGGCAACGTCACGATCACGTCGACAGCCGGTGGCGTCTCTAACGTTGCGACCGGAACGGGTCTTACCGGTGGACCAATTACGTCGACCGGCACGATTGCTCTGGCCAATACTGCGGTCACTGCTGGGACCTACGGCAATTCAATCTCGATTCCTCAGATCACCGTTGATGCGCAGGGTCGGATTACTGCTGCGACCGGCATTGCAACGACCAGCAACAGCTATCAGGGAACGTGGAATGCATCGACTAATACCCCGACTCTTACATCGAGCGTTGGAACGACGGGGTTTTACTACGTTGTCTCGGTTGCTGGCTCCACTAACCTAAACGGCATCAGTACGTGGGCTGTTGGTGATTGGGCAATCTTCCAAGGCAGCACGTGGCAGAAGGTGGCTGCATCGGGCTCCAGCGCTTTCAGTACGCTTACCGTGACCGGTCTGACGGGTTATATGTATGCAAACGGTGCAAGTGCCGTCACTGCTGCGACCACAATCCCTAATGCTGGCTTGACCAACAGCTCGGTCACGATTGGATCGACCAACGT